ACCATCTTTGTCAGCATCCAAATGATTGAGATAACTGACTCTTGTACTATCCTCCAAGTATGCACAATCTCCAGAAACCGAGACAAGAACATACTTGCAAATACCCCGGCAAAGAAAGCCATCACGCAGAAGGCGGTTAAATCGTTCGTTGTTAATTCTAGCATTGTTTATCCAAATAAAAAAGACTGTGAGGGTTGCTCACAGTCTTTAATATACGTTAGGAGTTTGGGTTTGTCAACCTACTTCTTTGCGCTTAGAGCCTCCATAAGAATTCTCTTTGCGACTCGCTTTGTGATGGACTCCATTAGAGCCTCGTCATCACCCATCTCATCAGCATCCTCTGGCTCGTCAGCCATATCATCCATAGCGTCTGCTGGCTCATCATCAGCGACCTCATCAGCATCAATCTCAACTTCCTCACCCATTGCGTCCTCAAGGGCGCGCTCAAGGGCAGAAAGGAAATCATCAACAGAAACCATCTTGCCTGCGTCTGCGGCTGGGGCTTCTACTGGTGCCTCTACCTCGGCATCCATCTCCATCTCGTCTCCGGCAGCATCTTCCATTTCAGCTGCATCTACTTCCATCTCTTCCTCTTCCTCAAGGCGATCGGCTGGTCCGCGACCTCTGCCGTGACCTCTTCGTGCGTCCTGCAAACCACCGCCGGCGTCGTCGGCACGAACCTCGTCCATCTCATCTTCATCGCGCATGCGCATCTCATCCATCTCGTCCTCTGCGCGCATACGCATACCACGACCTTCTTCAAGATCATCGGTACTCTCTGTGAGACCCTCAACAAAGCCTGGGGTCAAAGGCTCTAGCTTAGCTAGCTTCATAAAAGAACGAATCTGTGACTCGTTTAAAAGTGTTTTCTTGGACATTCTGCAAAACTCCTAACAATTATTCGCGAATATGCTGTTTTAAATAGTATTTTCTTCTGATAATGTCTTTTTTAATTTAAGCAGCGCCTCATCAACTATCTGCTTTGCTCTCACAATGCTTATACCGTGGCGTTCTCCGATCTGTTGTAAGGTCATTTCGCCGTGCTTATAAACTGCAATATCGGTGCAGTTCAAATCATCTTCATAATCTAAATGAAGTCTGCACTCACTTTGAGTGCAAGGTATTTGATGTATGTAACATCTTTTAGAACATTCTCTCATAACTCTGGTAAATCCTCTTCTAATATATCAAATATGTTCTCGATATCTTCTTCTGTTAGCGCAAGTTCTTGTAACATTTTCTCGCCATCCTCACGCAGTTTGCGAGATTTCGTAACACGCTTCTTAGACTGAACCTTCTTGTTTATTTTGTAATCGTCAAGAAACTCCATAAAAAGCTTGTCTTGTGATAGATAAGATTCAACACAATACCGAAAGAACTCGCTTTGTGTTTTGATCTCATCGTAGAACAATCTAATCTTTAGGTTCTCGTGAAGTTTTGAGTCCAACGAGAACGACAGAATAGAGTGTCCCTTTGGGTATGACCTTTTCATCTTAGGATGTGTGTTCCACTTTCAGTTTGTCCGCTAGAAGTCTGGCGGATAAATCGAGCCTTCGATTGTAGTTCAGTAATGGTTCGTGCTCCTGAATAGGATAGCCCTGAACGAATACCTCTTTCTAGATCATCTAGAATATCCACTACTGTTCCCTTATACGGAATAGTTGTAGCGATACCTTCCAAAGATGCGGTCTTGCCTCTCCAAGACATTTGAGCATCCTTTGAAGCCATTCCTCTGTAAGCCTTTTGCTTGTTTCCATCACGACCAACCATAATATCGCCCGGGGCTTCTGTTGTTCCCGCGAGCAAAGAACCTAACATTACAAAGTCAGCGCCGGCAGCAAGAGCCTTTACAATATCACCGGAGTTGCGAATGCCTCCGTCAGCAATGATAGGAACAGTTCCGGCGAAATGAGATCTACTACAATCGAATATTGTTTGTAGTCCGGGGACACCGTGTCCTGTTTGGATGCGTGTAGAGCAGATTGAACCGCCTCCAATGTTACAGCGGACACTGTCCGCACCCCAAGAAGCCAAATCCTCATAGCCCTCAAAGGTTGCGACATTTCCAGCCATTATGTGAACATCATCGCTAACCATCTGCCTTAGCAGTTTTAGAGCCTGCTTCATTAGAGAATGATGACCGTGTGCTACATCAACACAGATTACATCTGCGCCGGCTTCGTAACAAGCATATGCTCTTTCAAGAAAGTCGCCAGATGTTCCGACTGCTGCGCCAACCAAAGAGTTTCCTTCACTAGCCTCCGCAATCATTCTTGCTTGATCTTCAACATCATTGTATCTGTGAATAATCGCAATGGCTCCCTTTGCGTCCATTGCTTTTGCCATAGCCACCTCTGAAACAGTGTCCATTGGTGATGCGATGATCGGCAGTTCACAGTTAATAAATCCTAGCTTTGAGCTTAGACTAACTTCTTTCCTTGACTCAATATCCGAATACTGCGGGACAAGCAATACATCGTTATAAGCTAAACCTTCTCTCATTCTATGTTCTCCAATCCTTCTTTTACTTTGCTAAATACTTCCCAGCAGTCTGGGCAAGTCAAGCGCACCCTATCTTCTATTACGGATACTTGCCAAGTTTTGACTGTCTCGTGCGTTCTTTCAAACTCAGTTTTACAAACGCAGCACTCTTTGGGATGGTCAAGGAAAGCAGCAGTTTGCTTTTCAAGCCTTTCCTTTGCTTCCTTCTTTTCTCGTTTTCTTTTACCCGGAATGTGTTTTCTTATCTTCTTCACTTTTATTTGATCCTCAAAAACTCTCTGTATTGTTCATTTAGATTATCATAATATTTCGTCTTGCGCAAGGACTTGTGCGCATCATTTAGGACTTTTCTGTGCGCAATATTTATCAAAAAGTAAGGCGACTCTGCTCTCGGATTAAAACCGTTCACTTCCACCCCATCATTAGGATTGAAACAGATATTCTTGTAATCTTCAAGACCAAGTCTCTTCAAGATCTTATTGATAAAAATCTGAAAAGGTTTTGTGTCCTCGGGACCTAACTGATGCGGTAAAGCAATGATCGCACTATCATAATCAGATGCAGCGAACTCTTCCAACAAATCTCTTATGCCTTTGTCGTCTTCCCCAAGCATAGCAATCATCAACTTATTGTTCGCCAACTCTGGCGCAGCAAAAGGACACACAGCCATACCGCTGAACTCTGATCTCTTTTCATTCAGAACATTGTTGATGTAATCAGTTATTTGTTTTTTGTATGAACTGGACATATCGGCTCAAATACCACTCTGCTTTCTTCAAATCCTCAATACTGTTCTCTGACTTCTTTCCGGCTCTTGAAATGTATTTCACAACATTACCAAGATGAAAATTAAGATCCCAAGCCTCAATAACTTTGATTGCTTCGTATTTTGATGTTCCATCTTCTTCAACCTCGCCACTTTGATAGTGTGAGGGGTGATTTACTTTTTCACTCATTCGTTCCCCCAATCACAATCACAGGGATCGCATTCACAATAAGGGCATTGCTCACTCATTCTTCGTTCTCCTTCGCCCACGCCCAATGAAGTGTACAAAACTCTTCGATCTGATCTTCTGCTTTTACATTTGGATAAGCCTTTCTCATCCAAACGCGGATCTGTTCTTCTGTAATCTCAATAAGTGCATTGCCGCCAGTATCGTGCGGTTCGCAAAACTGATAAATCATTCTTCGTTCTCCACGATTACTTTCTCCAAGTCCTTTTCTTTCACGACCACTTGTTCGCCATCAATAAGAACCAAAACACCCTCAAGGGTTACTGAAATCGGGAAGGTGTAACCTGCTAGGTTTGTGTGTTCTCTAATCTCTTGCTTGTAATAGTTTGGGTTTATTACAACTGCCTCATCACCATTCTCGTAGTAAAATCCTTTGGTTGGATGATCCTCGCTTCTACTATAGCGATAAGCAGGTTCGCCTCGATAGTTTATTTTTACTTTATCACCGACTTTCATTCTTCGTTCTCCTCAAATGTGCCATCCATATCGACAGCAAGGTAACTACCATCATCTTGAAGAGTCCATTCAAACTCGCACAAGTTATCTCCCAAATGTGTCGCTAAATCATGGCGTCCACGAATATGAAGCCAATTGCAGATTGCGGCTTTTAGTTCCTTTTCAGAAAGATAGATTGATTTAATAGATTTGACTTTCATTCTTCGTTCTCCTTATAGTTCTACCAGTTATGCTCTTTATACGCCGCGATTGTTACAGGATAAAGATTCTCCCAAATCTCCACCATTGCCCCCGAGACCCTTCTGATTTCCCATCTAGCCCCTTCGTGAGACCTTAAAGAAATAAACTTTAACGCATTCAAAAGCGAACAAGTGCCGTAGTATTCAGTATAAAGGTTCTGTGGTAGAACTCCACGAGCTTGTTCTCGGCAAACGCCAGCCTCAATCAACTGGTTGAAAAGTAAAAGACTTTGTTCGTGATGCATTTCAAATGCTTCACTTACTTCTACATCATCAGGATCATTTGGATACCCAAATCTATTCCAGAAAACGCTTGGATTGATCAACTCTTCGGCGTTTGATGCTTGTCGGTTTGTTTTATGTTGCGTT